CACGCCCAATGCCGGAATGGTTTTAAATGGTTGAGCATAAATCACACTCAATAATCCCGTTGTTAGTGTTGTTAGTGCGTTTGTGCCTTGTACTCGGTCTGGCATATCCACTTGCACGGATAATTCGGTGATATTAATTTGATGAAGTTCGTCTGTTGAAGTTGCAATAATCTTAAACTTATATGCTCTTGCCCTATAATCGGCCACGGTGAATTTTGCCCAAGCAGTCCATGTTGGTGATGCGCTTGGATCATCAGTGGTGGTGGCCACATATAAATCAAGATTTACATCACTTGGAATATTATCAAAATCAGACCACGTGTCAATAAGGGTTGTTCTATCATCAATCTTATCGCCAAGTGAAAATGCTGTAAATGCCACATTAGCAGTTGTTCTACTTGTATATATAGAGCCTAAATCAATATAATTATCAAATTCATAAGTGCCAGATTTATCTAATCCGCCATAAATATCTACCAACTCCCAAACGTCCATTAGCCCTATAAAGTCATCCCATAATGTATCGCCCTCAAATTTAAGAATACCGTCAACCATAACCATATCTGATTTAGTGCCGGTGAAGTTTGGATGTTGTGTTGATGTTGCCACTGCGTTCATCTTGATAATATCTGGAACGGTAGTTGTAACAAAACTTGATACATTTATTGATTCGTTTCCAGTTGAGTCGACAAACTTCGCCATATATGTGCCAACCAACAAAGGTAATACAGCATTACTATTATGCCCAGCAACAGCAGCACCAATATCAGTTGACGACTCCCAAGATGCACCACTTGTTAATTTCGAATGTCTAAATCTAACTTTGCCACCAACTCTAACATCTAAATCAGTTGCTAAATCCCAGGATAAATGAGCGTAACCACCCAAAGCAATAAATGATAAACCATCAACATCTACTGGCGGTGTCGTTAAACCGGCAACCGTTACATTAGATAATGTTGTATAAGATGAACTAACACTAATTGAATTAACCGCACGCACTCTAAAGTCATAAAGTGTAGGATCGGCATCGTCTAATCTTGCTGTTGTGTTTCTCGTAGTTGTTAAGAATATCCAATCACTATCAGCACTTTTTTTCCATTCAACATTATATTCTCTTACAAATATATCGGCACTTGCCGTCCAGTCTATTTGTACTCTTACTTTAACACCGGCTGATCCGATCGTGTCGTATAACGACTCTGATATTGAAATGGCTGTTGGTGCAATAGTAACGGTTGCATCCGGCAAATTGGTGTTTGGTGCTGCATCACTGGCATTGATCGTGCCAAAGTCATACGCGGTTGCATCGTATTCCATTGCTAAAATTCTGACTTCATCATTGTTTTGCAAGGTGATACGCATCACGCGGAATTTCTTGCCAGCGTTTGAGTTGAGTGTATCCCAACCCGGTGTGGCGTGTTTAACATACACCACATCACCCACCTCACATCTTAAACCCTCGATAGTGGCGGTAAACTCGCACATAATTTGTTGGCGTGATTGATTCAGATTAATGGTGGTGATCATCTTGGCACGATCAATATCACTGGTAAACGGCAGATCAATGGTTTTTTCTAACAAAAGACCATTGTCTTGTGTGCGCAAAGTGGATGAATCCACCACGGCGATGTCCGGTTGCCAGGCGCGATCGGGATTAAAGAAGTTGGCACGCATTCTATTAAATTGGCTGTTTTTGTCACCCAACTTAATAGACCACGCGCCAATGATATTATCTTCACTAAAGGTAAATCCAACTGTTTCTGGCTTATCAATCACTAACTTATACTTACCACCACTAAAGATTAAAAAACCTCTACAAGCCGTTAATAACTTCTTTAAAACGTCCATTGAACCATTAGAAATATTAACTACACCGTTGCAAGTATAGCGAGCCTTACTAACACCGCCAATTGTTACATTTTCATCGCAATAATTGGCTGCGGTATTAAAAGATGTGTCATCTATTTGTGATGATTCAATCCCGCGACCATAGCGCGTATTGGTTAAATAATCACGAATACATAAAACCGGATTATCACTCCAAGCAGTCGTTGATGTTCGTGGATCGTAAACCTTAACACCACGAACTTCCGCTGTAATTGTTGGTAAACCAGAAGCAAAAGCATCTTGGTCATACTTCATTTTAATATAAGCGTATGCCGTACCTTTTAATTGGTGTGAAGAAGTCCAACCAGATACAGCACTAACAAGTGCCGAGTCTGCCGCTTGAGTATCTGAACCAAGGTGTGTATTTATATCTAATAAACCAGAAAATTTAGCATCGGTGGATAGCACATCATTCAGATAAACATTCTCAAATGAGTTAATCTCACCCTCACTCATGGCCAATACCATGTGCAGGTATTCGTTATCTGTGCCGGTGATCTCTAATAAAACTCTTGTGCCGCCAATTTTGCGCTGACCATACACGACTGGGATTGGCGCATCGTTGGCTGATTTATTAATAAGCATACCCGAAGCAGCAGAATTATCGCCAAAATCCGGCGATTCTGGTTTCTCAGCTAATAAGCCAGACACCCCCGCGCCACCAGACACACTTGTGCCAATCAGTGATCCGGCAATTGTCGATACACCATAACTTACAACGGCTGCGGTGGCTGCATAAGCAAGAGTGCCAACTGCATAACCCATCACTGAAGTGGCAACGTATGAGCCGGCAACGCTTGAGCCAATGGCAACTGCTGTTACTGCCACCGCATTACCTCCGTCATGTTTGGAATGTTGTTAATGGTAACTAATTCCACGCCGTTTTCTTCGGTAACAACGGCCACTTTAGAGCCAATACAAACCGCTACTGATCGCCATTTTTTCTCATGTGCTAATTTTTGTTCCATGACCACAATGTCACCGGTTTGCATAAATTGATAATCCACACTTTTAAAACTGTACTTTTTCAAATGATCGCAAATATCACCGTGTTTTTTGGCGTATTTCCAAGCGGATTTCTGATCATGCCAAAGACCTGTCATTTGTTCACGGCGATTATCACCGGTCATAATATCCATTGCACCGAGTACAAATAGTGGGCAATCGTGTTGGCCAAATTCAAAGGCTTTGCCAATCTCACCTTGCACATAATTGTGTAGTTTGATTTCTGTTTCCGGTGTCATGACGGCTTACCCCAAATCACATCTTTAACAATTTCAGAAGCAAATTCAAATCCCTTATCACCTGGAAAATGGATTTGGGTTTCCTCATGATTGGTATGCCTGCCGGTTTTACGGCTAAAATCTACCCAAGCATTGGTGGCTGATACCGATACACTTGATTGACCAGAGTCCGGATCTTCATTAATAGTTGGCGAATCCATCCTACCCTCAAAGATGAGTACCGGATCAATCACCAATGTTTGAGCATCGTCTAAAAAGGCGGTGTATATTTTCACCGTGCGATCAATGTATTGCTTATTCAAAACCTTACTGATCCATATCTGATCAATACCGCTGAGTGACAATGTCACACTCGACACCATTACCTCTGCTGCTTCTTCAATATCACTAAAACCCATTAAATGACCAACGGCAATATAAGTGTTTGAGTTGTAAATAATGTCTTTATATGCATCTGTCATATAAACAGTTTCATCGTCAAAATGCACCGATACAAAATGCACTGGATGGTTTTGAAGTTTGATAACCTCAGTTTGAAAGGCTGTGGTGGATGATCGATCCATTAAACCACCTCAACCAGTTTGATTTGATACGCCACAAAGCCACCGGTTGATACGCCCATCTCTTGCGTGTCGGCGATGAATGCCATGGTGAATGGCACATCGTTATAAGTGATCACCTCGTTATCAGTCACACTTTCTAAGAGTGCCGGCTCGATAGCGAGTGACGTTGCGCCGTCTGCGGTGATGGTATAAACCTTGTCATGACCGGCAAACTTAATAAAATCACCGGCTTTCAAAGTGCCAGTTAAGCCATCACTGGCAATGGTGGATGAGCCTGCTGCATATCCTGCTGCATTATTCACCAACAACGTGCCAGTGGCCGTGCCAGAAGTGTCCTTATAAATCGGTGGTTGATAAGTGAACGTGCCATATTGGCCTTGCTGTTTATTCGCAAACGCCCAGATTGGCGCAAACTGTGCACGCGTGAGGGGTGGATAATTAATATCCATCAACCAGCGTTGACCACCACGCGATCGTGCTTGACGTTTTAAACTGTGGGTGACACTGGTAAGCGTTGGCGCAATACCCGTAATACTGATTGAATTTGCCACCGGTGTTGTTGGATATGTGCCACTCATATTGCCACCGTCCTGCCGTTACGATTAAAGGCTTGTCTGATCACACCGACAATGGTTGGTGCATTTTCAGCAATCACCATTTGCGCGGTGCGCGGATCAAGCGCATTAACTTGTGGTGCGTAAGTCACATTAATAGTTTGACCACCGCCCAATTGATTGTTTGGCACGATCGTGCCTGCTGTATCTGGCACAA